GACCACGGTGGCCCCGACGACCACGACGACCGTCGCCCCCACTACGACTTCCAGCCCACCCCCAACCACTACAGCTTCCACAACGACTTTGCCTCCAACCACGACGGTGCCTCCGACCACCACGACGACAACCCTGCCCCCGGTGACGACCCTTCCACCGACCACCACCGTTCCGCCGACCACCACCTCGACCACGACGCTGCCTCCGGCAGTTGAGGAGGCCGTCGAGGTTCTGGAAACTTTTGAGGACGAGGAGCTGGCGGAGGAGCTTGAGGAAATCTTTGTCGAGGAAGAGATCACGGTCGAAGAAGCCGAAGCGCTCATCGAGGTGGTCGAGGAAGTTCTCGTGGTCGAGGGCCTGGACGAAGAGCAGGTCGAAGAGTTGGTCGATGACGTTGTTGAGGTCATGGCTTCCGAGACGGTGACCGAAGAAGCCATCGAAGAATTGGTCAACAACGAAAGTTTCGATGAGCTGAGCGAAGAAGCAGTTGGGGCGATCGGGATCAGCCTCAACGACGACAGCTACGAAGTTCGTGAAACCTTTGAGGAAGAGGTCAATGTTTTCGGCAGCGACGAGCTGGACGAATACATCCCCTCAGGCTCACGAGTTCCAGTCGAGGACCGCAGGGTAGTGATCGCTGGTACAGCAGCCGTCGCTATCGGCGCTGCACCTCGACCAACACCACCGACAGCGGCGGCATCAAGTAGCGGCGGGGCAAGTGGCCCAGCCGGACCATCACGGCGAAGGAGGTAGCCATGAGGCTATGGAAGTTCATTAGACGAGCGATCGAAGAAGCAGGCGTGCTGGCCTGGACGATCGGGGGCACGGCACTCGTGCTCATCACCCTGAGCGGGCCGATCTTTCGGCTTGGGCTGTACATCAGCACGATTGCGTTGGCCGTCCACATCATCGGGCTTTGGGCAGCGTTGGGAGATGATGAGTGATGCGGATGCTCGGACCAATCATCATGCGAATCACTGCCGTTTTCTTGTATTCGGCAATGGCGGTGATCGGCGGTGCATCTCTAATCGCACCAGAGATTCCGGCACATCAAGCGGCGATGCTGGCGGGCATCTCGGCAGCAGCCCACGTTATCGAAAAGTTAGCGAGGGCTTACGCCGATGATGGAAAGATTACGCTGGAGGAGTTGAACGCAGCTTTCAACCCGTCAGCTATCGACCATCACCACGACGAAGAATAGGATTGGGAGATGTTCTCTCCTACGAATCTCCGTGACATGGGCGAGCGGGCAGCCGCTACGTTCGCTCAAACGATGCTCGCCCTTGTCGGCACCGATGCAACCGGCGTGCTCGCCGTAAACATTGGCGAAGCGCTACTTGCCAGCCTCGTGGCTGCGGGCCTCAGCGTCCTCAAGGCAGTTGCGGCGATCCGTGGCCCTGGTGGCCCGAACGCCAGCCTCGTCAACCTTGATGGCTGACCCTAACCGTCTCAAAGACGTACCCTCACCGTCTGAAACCGACGAGATCGACTGGGGCGAGGGCGCAGAAGAGGTGATCGAGGCCGCTTGCGACCTAGAAAATCCTGAGTCCTGCGAAAGCTGCCAGTAGGTCAGCCGTCTCGGGTAAGTTCCTCGTTGGCTCGCTCGACATAGCGCCGGGCCTGCTCGGGGTGCTTGAAGAAGTCATGGAACTTTCCGTCCAGCGTGACGGTGTAGCCACTAATGAACAGTCCTCGGCCCAAAGCAACATCTTGCTTCACCATTGCGTATCCGCTCATAGTTCCCGATTGTAACGATCGCTAGCTTTGGTGCCAATGCTTCATTCATTTCAATAGGCGGCTCTCGATCCAATCGCTGTTGAAATGTACGCTGAGCTGCCGTGGACCCCTCAACGATTTTGCTCGCTGTGCTCACGGCCCTTCTACTTCCCTGGATGGCCTGGTGCTCGAAGCAGTTGCTGCAAATCCAAATCAGGCTCGCAAGGGGTGAGGAAAACTTTGACCGCCTCGCTGACCAGTTAGCTGACCACGAAGCTCGCATCAGGGTGATCGAGGCCTCGATGCGACGAGAGAACTAATCTTTCTCCATGCCGCTCGTACTTGGTCGCCCACCTCAAGATCGAGATGAGCTATGGCTCTACCTGAAGGTCGTGTGGGGCATGACTATCCCTCGCCACTCGGTATGCCCAAATCACTCCAGCCCCTTCGAGGCTCTGGCTCAGGCGTACTTCGGTGAGGTGCCCGTCTCGATCTGGAAAGGCAGCCGAGGCTTCGGCGGCAAGTCCACCCTGATGGGCACGCTGTGTGCGATCGAGGCTGCAACCCTCGGGGCACAGATCACCGTGCTTGGCGGATCGGCGTCGCAGAGCCAGCGAGTGCATGACGTGGCTCGGGAAAGATTTGAGTACGAGGCCGCACCGGCTGGCCTCATCAAAGGCGACCCGACGATGTTCCAAACGAAGCTCAAGAACGGGGCTTGGATTCTGGCCCTGCTTGCTTCGCAAAAATCAGTTCGAGGCCCACACCCCAACCGCCTTCGGATTGACGAGGCCGATGAGGTCGAGATCGACTTGATCGAGGCTGCCCAGGGTCAGCCGATGTCGGGCCGTGGCATGAAGGCACAGACCGTGTTCTCGTCCACGCACCAGTACCCCGACGGCACGATGACGGAGTTGATCCGCCGAGCCAACGAAAAAGATTGGCCCGTCCACGAATGGTGCTGGCGTGAAAACATTGGCACGCCGGAAGAACCTGGCTGGCTCTCGATGGAAGAAGTCGAGCGCAAGAAGCAAGAAGTCTCGGCCCGAATGTTTGCCGTCGAGTATGACCTGCAAGAGCCGAGCTTCGACGGTCGTGCGATTCAAGCCGAGTTCGTGGAAGCCATGTTCGACCAAGCCAACTACGGCTGGTTCGAGGGAGCTTGCGACGAATACATCACCCTGGAAGAACCAGTCGAGGGAGCCACCTACGTCACCGGGGTGGATTGGGCGAAGGAGAACGACTGGACGATCATGCGGACCTACCGCACCGATGTCGATCCGTGGGTCGAGGTGGCATTCCTTCGCACCGGCCGAAAGCCGTGGCCCGAGATGGTGGCCGACCTCGATGACGTGCTCTTCAAGTACGGCGGCATCTGCGTCCACGATGCGACCGGCCTCGGTGGCGTGGTCGATGACCTCATCACTTACCAGAAAAGGTCGGTGAAGCCGGTCGTGCTTCGAGGCCGTGAGCGGGAAAGCATCTTCACCCAGTACATCGCTGGCATCGAGCAGAACGGGATGGTCGGACCTCGTATCCAATTCGCCTACAACGAGCACAAATATTGCACCCACAAAGATTTGTATGGCAGCGGCCACCCGCCTGACTCTTTCATCGCCGGGGCGCTGGCGTGGTCGATCAGGCTGAAGCGCCATCGCATCGACGTTCGCCCTGGCTTGCTCACCCGAGAGACAAGCCCGTGGCGGCCGGACGGCGGAACCGAAAGAATCGTGAGGACGGCGATATGAAGACGCTCATCATAGATATTGAGACATCGCCCCACCTTGCCTGGTGTTGGGGAATGTGGGATCAGCGGATCGGGCTAAACCAGCTCGTCAAGACCACTGATGTGATGTGTTGGGCAGCCAAGTGGCACGGGGGCAAAAAGATTTACTTCAAGTCGAGCTACGAGCACGGCCATGAAGAGATGGTCGCAGAAGCGCACCGGCTCGTGGATGAAGCGGATGCGATCGTTCACTACAACGGCGTTGCCTTCGACATGAAGCACCTGCGCCGGGAGTTCCTGCTGGCTGGCTTGCCGCCTACCTCCGAGCACAAAGACATCGACCTGCTCAAGACGGTCAGGCAGCAGTTCAAGTTTGCTTCTAACAAGCTCGATCACGTTGCCACCGAGTTGGGCCTCGGCTCAAAAGTTTCTCACAGCGGCTTCGAGCTTTGGGTCGGTGTGATGCATAACGACAAGGCCAGCCTCAAAAAGATGCGTGAGTACAACATCCAAGATGTCGTTCTCACTGAGCAGTTGTACGACCATCTGAAGCCTTGGCTGAAGGGTCCGCCCAATCAGTCGGTCTTCAAGGGTCGGCCCGATGTGTGCCCGAGGTGCGGAGCAGAAGGGCCGTTCCAAGCTCGGGGCTTCAAGACCACGCAGACGATGCGCTACCGACGGTGGCAGTGCAACACCTGCCGTGGCTACTTCCGCAGCCGGAAGGCCGAGCCGGGCGACCGCCCCGAGTACGTCAGCTAGCTCCCCGCCTAAATACAGGGTGAGCGGGGTCGTAGTTGTACGGCTTGGGTTCACCGAGGCGGTCGGTCGATGGTGACTCGAACCAGTCGATCCGACACTCCTGCGAGCAGAAGTACGTGTCGGTGATCGGGTCGCCACACCACTTGCACTCGTTCTTCATCGCCATGCCAGATTATTGCATGGAGGCCGCCTCCCGGCGAGTGACCCAACTACACCCGCCGAGAGACTTTGCCCCTACTGAGAGCACAACGCTCAAGCCCAAAGGGGGAGGGGTGGGCGAGCGCCTAGCGCACTCTCAAAACCTGCTCGCTGATCCAGCGACAGCATAGACCTGCTGGCTGGCCATGTCACCGATGTCTTTGCAATCTCTCGGCCAGTACCCCGGCGAGCTAGTCAGGATGCCCGTGCCCACCAAAAGCTCTTTGAGCTGAGCCTTGCACGCTCGACCCGCTGCATCGTTGTCAGTCAAGATCAGCAGCTCGACCGGGCTTAGTGCTTCGAGCAGTTTGAGTTGGGCGGCTGAGCACCGAGCACCGAGCAAAGCGACCGATGGAATGTCGTGCTGCCACAGCGTCAGGGTGTCGATGCTGCCCTCGGTGATGGCGAGCTGGGTGAGGCCGTCCACCTTGGCGGCTTGATGGAACCCGTAGAGCAGTTCGCTGATCTTCAGCCCTCGGGGGTACTTGTATTTCGGCTGACCCTCCATCGGCTCAAAGAACCGACGCACCGCACCGAGCGGAGTTCCCCATCGGTCATGCAGCGGGATCATCAAGGCGTCGTCCTCGATGGAGTAGCCGAGGTCGAAGGCGTCGAGTACCGCTTCGCTCGTGATGCTGCGGTCAGCCCATCGTTCTCGGCTGAGCTTCCAGTAGTCGATCCACGCTGGGTCGAGTTCAGGCTCAGGCTCCTCGGGAGCGTCAAGCTCTTTGAGCTTACGGCGTAAGTCGGCTGTCGATGTCGTGACAACGAAGTCGGATCGCTCACCCGTGATGTGCTCGACCAGCTTGGGGAACGCACCCTTCTCGCCGCAGGCGTAGCAGATGAAGAGCCCTCGCTGGACGTTGATCGAGAAGCTGGCGTCACGCTCATCATGGAACGGGCAAAGGCACTGCCACTCGTTGCCAGCCCGATTCTTTACCTTGAGGTGAGTTTCAACGAACGAGCGATAGTTCACGCCAGTTGCTCAAGTTTGTCCTCGGCCATGATGTCGTTGGCCTCGTCGCCGCTGATCTCGGTGAACGATCCCGAGTTCGGGCGAAACTCGGTGTACCACATCTGGCCATCCATCCCGTGCCGGTACTTGGCAAGGTTGAAGCGAATGACGTGGCGGGTCATCTGCTGCATCGTCACCACGCAATCGGCATCCTGACCGATCGCATCGGAGCCGCTGAGATGCTGAGCGCCGGGCTGATCGACACCGACCGCAGTTCGGTTGATCTGAGCTGCGGCAACGATCGGCACCCGGTACTTCATGGCGATGCCCTTCATCTCTCCCGAGAGTGCGGCGATCTGCTGCCAGTCACCGGCACCGCCCATCAGGGTGAGGTAGTCGATGAACACGATGTCGGGCTTGTTGCGCTCGATCTGTGCAGCGATGGTCGCCGGGGAGACTTGTCCCCGAGAGGTGTCGTTGACGATGAGCTTGCCGGTCAAAGTTTCTTTGAGGGTGGAGAGAAACTTTTTGTAACCCACGAGGTCGAGGCCCTTGCCCGACATGACCTGGCTAGCCGTGAAACTTTCCTGAGCATTCTTGCTTTGCAAGAAAGTGTGGGCACGCATCGCAATCTGCGCTCGGCTCTGCTCAAGGGCGTCGTACTGAACGGTGGCACCATGAGCGATAGCCGTGGCAGCCATACGGATGAGAGTCCAAGTTTTGCCCTGGCCAAGTCGAGCAGCGACGATCCAGTAGTCGCCCTCTTGAGGGCCATTAGTTGCCAAGTCGAGAGTGTTGAAGCCAGTTGGGATTCCGCTCATGCCGGTGCGAGCAGTTCGCTCCTGACGACGAGAAACCTCGTTGTAGATTTCTTCCCAGTCATCGAGCACCGATGATTCATTCTGGGCGCCAACGGCATCGCCTTGGATTTCGACCAGTGAAGTTTGGAGTTCGAGCAAAACTTTGGCTGGGTCATCTCGATCACTAATCGAGTCGATCGAAACGTCGATGGCCTTCACCAAGGAGCGACGAACAAACTCATCTCGGAGTTCACCAAGGCAGTATTCGACATCATCACTTTTCAGGAGTTGAAACTTTGGGTACTTGCTCTTGAAGAGAGTTTTGGATGGACATGAACGATGTCGATCTATGTACCTAGAAATCCAATCCCACTCGTCTGGAAATGATGAAAACCATTTCGGGGTGACCCCATTCAAGATGGGTGAGATGTGATCTTCCTGGCGAAGAACAGCAGAGATGAAGAGCTGTTCTGATTGCTGACTCATGGCTTCTCCTGGCTGGTTGCCGCCTTGGCGGCTACAGCTCTGGGCGTTGGGAAATGGGACGGTATCACACGTCGTCAAGCCAATGTGTGCATCCTCTCGGAACTTACGTCAGTTTGCTCTACATAAAATCAAGGTAAGGCTATTGCCGCTAATTGGTTACGATTAGATTCCAAGGCTGTTGCTTGCCGCACCAATCGTTACCAATGCCTGTACCTTTGTAAGTGAGCCTCCCGCTCATAGCCAGGGAGGACGGACCGCAAGGGGCGCCACGGCGCAACCCACGGGAGGGACCGGGTGGCACCGGCCGAGGCAGGGGCAGCAGCCGCCTGCCGAGTTGGGGCCTCGCTTTCGGGCGGGGCTGGACAAGCGATCGGGGGTGCCCGATCACCAGCGGAGCGGATCACCCGTAGCCGTGCGTGCGGCAGTGAGAACTAGGACCTGTGGCTGGCTTTGCCAGTTGAGGAAACCTACTGGTCGTCCACCCCTAATGCCGGGGTGCTGAGGATGGCGCATGGCAGCGCCGAAACGACAGGAGGAAAGATTTGAGCGCACACCAACGCTATCTCGAAGCCCCATACGAAGCCGCTGCTCGTGACGAGCTGGCGTTCGAGTATTGGGAAGAGAACATCGCACTGGCCGATTACAACCGTCTCGTAGAGGGCGGTGTAGTTGAGGCCGACGAAGATAACGAGCCGCTCCGCTTTGAGGACTGGCTCGGCAGCCGTCAGGGCCATCAAAACTTTGAGTCCTGGCTGGACGACGAGGAGGCAGGGATATGAGCCGCCTCACCGACTTCGCTGCCCTCACTGCCCTGGCCTTTGTCGCCTGGGTGGTCGCCACTCGGTTCCATGTCTTCTATGACTCGGCCGTCTGCTGGACCTCGTGCTGATGCCGAAGTTTCGCAACCCAACCAATCAGGCCGTCTGGGATGAGTTGAGCAATCGGCTCGGTCAGGCGGCCTCGACCCACTCGCTTGTCATCCACCTCGGTCTCCCGAAGAGCCGAGTCACGGCGAGTCTCCGCCAGCTTGCCCAACGTGGGCTGATCGAGAAGATGACAGAGGCCGGGGATGTATGGGTCATCAAGTGACCCGCCCTCGGTGTCACACCCAACCCGTACTCTCAAGTACCCAACAAAGAAGAGGAGTCTCTATGGCTAAGTCCAAGATGACCAACCGTCCGCCCGTCGCCAAAGTTCGCAAGATCGTCCGTGACCTTCAGCGGGACGGCACCCCCTACACCGACGGCGTTGTCGAGGCTCTTGAATGGGCTATCGACGGTGCCGACCACGCTCGCCTGACTTCGGTCATCGAAGGCGATGCTCCGGTTATCGACCCGATCGCCACCTTGGTTGCCGAAGCGCAGGCCGAGGTCGCAGTGGTCGAGGCCCCCGCTCCTGAGATGGAGTTCACCGCCTCGATCCCCGGTGATCGTTCGATCAAGCACCTCGTCCCGTCCGACGAGTTCATCGACACCTACGTCAGCCGTGACGTTCACGGCGGCAAGCGTGACCTCGATGTCCTCGCCGCAGCTCACGAGGAGGGCTTCAATGTTCTCCTCAAGGGTCCGACGGGTTCGGCCAAGACCAGCTTCGTCTACGCCTACGCCGCTTCGATCGGCAAGCCTGTCGTCAACATCGCCTGCAACGGTGCGATCGACATGCGTGCCCTTCTCGGTGGCTGGGTGCCGACGGCTGACGGCAGCTTCCGGTTCGAGCCGGGCGAGCTTCCGCTGGCTGTTGAGCAGGGTGGGATCATCCTTCTCAACGAGGTCAACTTCATGCCGCCGAAGATTGCGGCTGTTCTCTACGGTCTGCTCGATCGTCGTCGCACTCTGTACCTGCCCGATGCGGCGGGTTCGGATTACCCGACCACGATTGTGGCGCACCCTGAGACGTTCGTTGTTGCGGACTTCAACCCCGGCTACCGGGGCACCCGTCCTCTCAACGAGGCGTTCGAGAACCGCTTTGCCGTCCATCTCAACTGGGACTACGAGGATGCTGTCGAGTCGCAGCTCGTCACCTCGGCGTCGCTCCTTGAGATGGCCGTCAGCCTTCGTGAGCGTGTGCTCACGGGCGAGCTGTCCACCGCCATCCCCACCAACTCCTTGATGGAGTTCGAGGCGATGGCCACGAACGGCAGCCTCGGTTACGAGTTCGCCGCTCACAACTTCACGGGTCGCTTCTCCAAGCTGGAGCAGCCAGTCGTGTCGGAAGTGCTGGCCGTCTACCGTCTCCGCATCGAGATCGAGCTTGGCCTTGCCGAGCCGGTCCGTGAAGCAGAGTCGGTGCCGACCTTCGCTTCCAGCGAGCCTTTCTGAAGGCTCCTGCCTGAATGGTTGTACCGAGGTTCGATTCCTCGGCAGGCAACTACACCACGTTCCCAACAGAAAAGGAGATGCCACATGGCACAACGCAAGAAGGCATACACCCAAATGCCGTACCACGTTCACGGCGAGATCAAGAGCTGGTCTATGCGGCACGCCACTACCCCGGCTGGTCTTGTTGACCAAGCAGGGGCCGAAGAGCTTGCCAAGAAGGCAGAGCGCTGGGTGACCGCAGCTTCTGAGCTGTCGTCCCGAGTCGCTAGCGTTCTCGGTCGGACTTCGATCCCGGTCAACTGGGTCACTACTGCCGACCCCAACAACGCTGGGGCTATTGCCTACACCGACGGCGACGGCATCTTCCTCAACCTGTCGTGGTTCCTCCACCATGTTGTTGCCAAGGCGCTGTCGCTCGACTGGAACGCCGACCGGGACGACGCCAAGCTCGCTTGGGTTGTGTTCAAGGGCATCGTGTTCCACGAGCTTTCGCACATCCTCTTCACGCCGAGGCAGACGCAGAAGCCGATGCCTCAGCTCAAGAAGCTGGCGGAAGAGTCCGGTCGGTTTGGCTACGATGGTCTGCTCTACAGGGCGATGAACATCCTTGAGGACAGCCGCATCGAGAGCCTCTTCACGTTGCGCTACGCACCGGCCAAGCCAGTGCTGACCGCTGTTGTGCGTGAGGCAATCCTCGATGACAGCAACGCCGACAGCCCTATGGCTGCTCTGCTCTTGCACGGCCGCAAGTACCTGCCGCTCGATGTGCGGATGGCTGCCGACAAGGCATTCATCGACCACCTCGCTGGCAAGGGCCGGGAGCAGTTGGCCCATACGATCCTCGCCAAGATTGACGAGTATCTTCTGCTGACCTTCCCGGCTGATACCGATCGTGCGATCGAGATCATCGTCGCTATTGCTGACTTCCTCGAAGGGGATGAGGCAGAGAATGGGCAGCAGCTCAGGAGCTTTGACGACCACACCAGCATGAAGTCCGGCAAGCCCGCTTCCCCGGCTGAGCAGCGTCAAGCTGCGGCCGAGATGGCTAAGGCTTGCGCCGCCGACAGCGCTGAGGCCGACAAGGCTGACGACGCTGACGACGCTGACGCTACCGACGATGCCGACGACGCCGCCGATTCCGGTGACGCCGACGATGTTGACGACAGCAACGACAGCGACGCTGGCGAGGAAGTTACCAATGCGACCGGCGCCTCTGACTCGGATGAGTCGGCTGGCTTCGGTAGTGGCGATGGCTACAGCCCCGACGGTGGCATCAGCGATCAGCCGGACCTCCGTGATGAGATCAACCTCGATGCTCTCGGGGACACTCTCGACACCGAGTTCCGCCAGATTGCCGAGGCCGCAGTTGACGCCGATACCGTCAGCCGTGTCCCGACCGTGGCCAAGAACCCGTGGGAGAGGCTTGACCGCTCCTTTGGCACTTGGCCTTGGATTGCTCGTGAGGGCCTCTCGTCAAAGATTGGCGAGGTGTTCTTCGAGGCTCAGGAAAGCTGGGTCCGTGGTCATCAGAACGGACGCCTCAACGTCACTGACGTGATGGGCGCCCGTGGCCAGCACTTCGATGTGTTCGACCGCTGGGTCGATAACGCCGAAGAGGCGACTTCTTTTGAGGTTGTCGTGCTGCTCGATCAGAGCGGCTCGATGAACTCTTGGAACATTCGCCACCCGCATCTCGATGTCCCTGCCGCTCAGGCGTGCTGGGCCATTGAGCGGGCGATGGCTGACCACGAGATTCGTACCACCATCATCGGCTTCGGGAGCAAGACTGTTCTCCTCAAGTCGGCCGATGACTCGTTCACTGAGGACGCCGCTCCTCTTTGGAAGAGCGACGGTGGCACGAACATCGGCACGGCAGTCCACTGGGCTACCGACATCTTCCGTCGTAGCGAAGAGACCAACAAGATTCTGTTGACGCTGACCGATGGTCAGTTCCATGCCAGTCTTGACCAGTTCAACACTCTGCACGAGTACGCCTCCAGCGTGCTGGTTCGGTTGGGCGTCTACGGCGCCACTGGTCAGCATGGTCATCAGGAAGTTGTTGACTTCGCTACGCCGAAGGACGACCTCAAGCGCCTGCCGCATCTGCTCGGGAGCAAGATCATTTCGATCTGCAACCAGCAGCAGATGATGGCTGCGTGAGAGGCAGGGCGGGCGTGCGGCCCTGGTAATCAAACAGCACGGGACCCTCCTGAGTATGAGGCAAAACTGCTCACACGCCTTGAGCTGGTGCTCCGTGGTTTTTTCCTCCTGTTCTCCCACGGTTGTGCAGTTCGATTCTGCACCAAGGCACTCCCAACGAAAGAAGGAAACATGGCTACAGAAACTTTGACCCCGGTCTTCCCACCGGAAGGCCAGAACCCTCCGCCACACTTCGGCGGCACCGCCGAGCAGCGTGCCGTCAACGAGGCCACCCACCGTTACTTGGCGGGTGACCAAGACCCTCGATGCATCGCCTGCGACTGCCGCCCTTGGGGCCGGTGGTCTGGCTGGGCTTGCGAAGCTGCTCAACCCAACGCCTGAAAGGACCCAACATGATTTTTTATTCACCTGACTACAACGCTTCCGAGCACGACTTCGACACCGTGAGGAAGGCCGACCTCGTTGCGGGCAAGATTCGCCAAGGCTTTGGCCAGCTTGTTGAGCTTGAGGCCCCGACTTCTGCAACGGCCGAACAACTCACCGCAGTTCACTCCGCCAATTACATCGGGGCAGTGGCGACCGGCGCTCCCAAAAGTTTGGCCGAGTCGCAAGGCTTCCCGTGGGACCAGCAACTTTTCAAGGCTGCTGCGTCCTCGACTGGAGGCGTTGTCGATGCTGCCCTTCATGCCTTGGACTCGGGCCACCACTCTGGCTCTTTGAGTAGCGGCCTTCACCATGCTCGATTTGAGCACGGCGCAGGCTTCTGCACTTTCAATGGCTTGGCGCTTGCCGCCTTGGAGGTCGCCCGCAGAGGTGGTCGCACGCTCATCCTCGACTTGGATGCCCACTGTGGTGGAGGCACCGCTGAGCTAATCAGTGGTTCCCTGCTCGGCTGGGTTCGTCAGCTCGATGTTTCAGTTGTCCCCTTCGACAGCTACACGAACACCGCTAACGCTGAGCTTCACTTGGCCGAGGCTGACGATTACCTTGCTGTCATCGAGATGGCGCTTTCTGGTGTTGACACCGATGGCGTCGATCTCGTGCTCTACAATGCCGGGATGGACCCACACGAGCAGGCAGGCGGGATTCGAGGAATCGACGCCGACATGCTGGCAGAGCGTGAGCGCATGGTTTGGCAGTGGGCTGAAGCAAATGCCCTGCCCACCGCATTCGTCTTGGCAGGAGGCTACGAGGGTCTCGACTTCACCTTGGGTGACGTTGCCGACCTTCACATGCTGACCGTCGATGAGTATGTGCTCACCGAGTTCTTCTCGACCGAGTTGGCGGAAGCCTCGTGAGCACTCTTGCCGCTTACGGGTTTCTTGCCTCGGTTTTTGCGTTTATGATCCTGGCAGTCGAGTTGAGGCGCTGGCGCTCTGGCGCTAAGCGCCTTGACCCGTGGGAACAATTTTATGCCGACGCACGCAAAGAGGGGAAGAAGCGTGGCGCCTCGCAAGATCAGTGACTGGAAGCCGAGCGGTCAAACTCGCCGCAAGCGGCCCGGTGTTCATGCCAAAACCAAAACTTCTTCCCAACCCTCGTCTCGTAACTATCGAAAGAAGTATCGAGGTCAGGGGCGTCGGCCATGAGTCAGGGAGATGAAATGGCCCGCCACTTTTACCAGCACCGAATCTCGGTGTCAGTTGACTTGCTCGTAGACGATGGAGTTTTCTGGCCGGTCGATGTTCAAGATGAAGTCCAAGACATTGACGAGGATCAAGGTGCCGAGTTCCACTCGGCCGCACTCATCGAGTTTCTAGGCTCCCGCCTGGAGGCCGTGCATGGTGCGAGAGTCCTCAGCGTCAAGGCAAAGCCCACCTCTTCTGTGCCGTTCATCGGCCGAGAAGGAAAAGAGGTGGGATGATGAAATGCACCCAACCGAGTTCAATCTCGTGCTATGGTTCCTTCTCGGTTCACCCAACGATGAAGGGAACATCCCAATGAAGCTAGCAACACGGCAGTTCGGTTCTGTCGATGAAGTCAAGGCCAGTCTCAAGCGAGGCGGCTCCAACTCAGGCACCGCCTGGGTGAAGGCCATCCCCGCCGAGGGTCTGGTCGTCCGGTTCCTGGCGGAACCCCACGAGTGGTTCGGCTATTTCGAGTATTGGGACCAGCAGGCCAGCACGTTCGTGCCGATGGCCGAAGGTGAGGTTCTGCCCGATGGCGTGAAGCCGTCGTTCCGCTACCTCGTCAACGCTGTCGATACGGCAAGCGATCAGGTGCTGGCGCTCAAGCTGCCCAAGTCGGCTGCCAACGCCCTCATGCTCAAGTTCGACAAGTACGGCACGATGCTCGATCGTGACTACGAGCTGGACAAGCATGGCACCGGCCTCGACACTACCTACGAGGTCACTCCCGCAGCCCCGGCTCCCAAGGCCATCGACAAATACGAGCTTCACGACTTGGAGGAAGTCTTGGTCTCCGCCCGTGCTTCCGCCCTTGGCGAGCAGGCTGAGGCGGCTGCTGATCCCGACCCTTTTGATTCGACCGACATTGACGATGACGACGATGATGTTGTCGAGTCGTCAACGGCGGCTGATGACCTGTCGTCCCTGCCCATCTCGCAGCTTCGCAAGATGTACGGGATGTTGACCAACGGCGGTGACGCCGACAGCTTCGAGAAGGACCAGTTGGTCGATCAACTGGTTGACCTTCTGGAAGAGTGAGTTAGCTGGGCCGGGCGGGGAACGCTGTTGGACAGCGCCCTAGCCAACGAGACGGCCTAGCCCCCCAAGGGTGCTGTTAGTAGAAGGTTTTTTTGTTTCTCCTTCCCTTCTACTGGCAGCACCCTTTTTTTGTACCCAACACAGAAAGTTGCATCCGATGGAAAAATCTTTGGACCCTAAGTACCCCGATCCTGAGCAGCTTCGCCAGAGTTACTGCGAGATACTGGCTGATGCTCGCCAAGCGAGGGCTGAGGCTGAAGCGCTCGCTCGGAGTGTGACCGAGAAGTTGCTCAACATCGCAGGTGATGAAGAGCAGTGGGAGTTGCCTTCGGGCGGCTCTGCATCTGTTGTTCGTCCGACCTCGGTGAAGGTCGAGGCCGAAGAGTTGCGTGCCCGAGTCGGGGAAGAGGTCTGGAGCCAGATCACAAAGCCAGTCCTTGATGATGACTTGCTAAGCGAGGCGATCACGAAGGGGCTTGTCTCGATCGAGACTGTCAGTGACTGCTCGACGGTGACCATCCGCTCGCCCTACGTCCGGCTCAGCAAATGAGGTGGCTTCTCGCTGCTGCGCTGTTGCTGACCAGTTGCGCTGCCGATGACCCGATCGTGGCACCAGCTACGACTACCACCACAGCACCGACCACCTCGACTTCGACCACAACCACCACGACCTCGACCACCACCACGACAACCACGACAACGACCACGACCACTACGACCACCACGGTTGCGCCATTGCCACCGCCACGGACTCGGGGTTATGTACCTGCTCCAGTTCTGGAAGCAGTCCAATCTTTGTGGCCAGAGGACCAGTGGGCGTTGGCTCTCGAAGTGGCGTTCTGTGAGTCGGGCTATCGGCTCGATGTCAAGAATCCGACAAGTTCCGCCTCGGGCCTGTTCCAGATTCTGATCCCGTGGGCCAGGGAACCCGGCACCGGCCGAACGGTATGGGGTTGGGAATACACCGAGGATGGCGAAAAACTTTCCGCTGCCGCTGGCCTGGGTATCTCGGAGCATGACGCTCGATGGACAATCCGCAACGCCGAGGTGGCTTACGAAATCTGGCGACGTGCCGGAGGTTCGTGGAGTGCATGGAACGCATCTCGACATTGCTGGGGCTAAAACAAAAACAGAAATCTTGCTTGATTGACGCCAACGCTCGTGAATCACGATGTATGGTGCAGTCTCGCCCAACCAAGAGAGGAAATACCCAATGAGCTTTACCAAGCCCAAGGCGAAGCCCGTGTCAGTCATGGTGCGACGCTTCACGCCGAAACAGGCACAGAAACTACTCGACAAGTCAGAGGAGATGGCTAGCGACGGCACCGCTATTCGCAACCGCCCTGTCAACAGCCGTCGAGTCCACCGCTACTCGGAGATGATGCGAGATGGCCAGTGGAAGATGACCGGCGAGCCGATTCAGATTCACAGCGACGGCTACCTGCTCAACGGCCAGCACCGACTTCATGCGATGGTCGATGCAGACATTGAGTTGGATGTTGTCGTGGTTGAGAACGTCGATGACGACAGCTTCCGTGTCATGGACACTGGCATGGCTCGCCGCCCGGCCGATGCGATCCTTGATCTGGATGTGCCGTCGAAAACCACCGTGATGGCTTCTGCCCGACTGCTCGTTGCTCTCGACGCTGGGCTTGCAGTCGCCAACAGCCATGAGCTTCGCCTCGTGACTCGGCAGGACCAGGCAGATTACGTCGCAGCAAATCTTGAGTGGTATCAGAACAACATCGCTCGTGCCGTCAAGGTCGGAACGCATCGCATTGGCACGACCACTGCCTGGGCAGCGTTCCTCAAGCTGACCGACTCGGCTGGTCTCGGTGACAAAGGCATCGAGTTCCTTGACGGTGTTGCATCGGGAGCGAACCTTAGTGACGGCGACCCTCGTTTGGCGCTGCGCTCGTGGCTGCTGAGCCAGTCCGGCACGCCGACTCCGATCCTGCTGGGGACGATCCTCCGCTCCTTCAACGACTGGGTAGCCGGTCGCACTCGTAGGATGGTGCGCCCCTTCAACCCGGCCACACAGGAGTGGCCCACTGCTACGGTGGTGAAGTGATGACTCAACAGCACAACAACATTTTCCATCCATCTCGTGATCCGAAAAAGCACGCCGTCACGGAGCTTTTGCTTTCGGGTGACACGATTTCTTGGTCGGACATCCTCCAGCACAACGGCAACTTCTCGCCTCGGGCGATGGGCCATGTCTTGCGAGGGCTTGAGGACCAAGGCGCAACCATCTTGCGAGTTCGTGATCCCGAGCACGGCACGTTGTACCGCTACGACCCCGAGGTCGAGTACGACGAGCGCTATCGCTTGAGCAAGGCCGACGGCGCTGATGCAGTTCGTCAGCACCAGTTGTTCGGTGAACCTCAGTCGTAAACAACGCCGCCGTAAGTGGCTCTTCTGCGATGTCTGCGGTCGGCTGGTCTACACCGATCAGCCGGAGATTCAGTGGTGGCTGGTGGGCAGTGATTACGGAACAGACGTAGTTCGCTGCCCCCAGCACATTACTGAGTGGTCACTTCGAGTTTCGGGCCGTGGCCGCACGATGGAGTCCTATCGGTGGATGCGGCTCGCTAAGCATTACGACAACTACGACCCGATGGTCGAGCTAACCCAACCAGTTCCCCTCTACCACGACGAGTGACTTGAGCTTCTTCCATACCCACGTTCATTCTGAGTTCTCGTGCCTCGACGGCATGGCCGACATCCCCACCTTGGTGGAGAAGGCCGCTCGCCTGGAGCAGCCGGGCATCGGGCTGACCGACCACGGCAACATGAGCGGCACCTTCCAGTTGTACGGCGAGGCCCGCAAGCACGGCGTCAAGCCGTTCCTCGGGCTGGAGGCGTACTACGTCGATGATGTCAACGACAAGAAGGCGAAGCGCTACCACCTGTCGCTCCTGGCCTACACGACCAACGGTTACAAAAACTTGGCAAGGCTCTGCTCGTTATCAAACGGGCGGAGCCATTTTCATTTCAAGCCACGGATCGACAGGCTCGATCTCGTCAAGGCTGCGGCAGCGGGTGAGTTGGAAGGGATCGCCTGCCTGACCGGGTGCTACTTCTCGGCAGTCTGTCAGGCGATCGTCGCTGAGCCTGACGAGGATGCGGGAGTTGCTGCCGCAGTTGGGCAGGTCAAGTTTTTCCAAAGCCTCTTCCCGATGGTTTTTGTGGAGGTGCAGCACCACCACACGCCACACCCTCATGGCTGGGATGATGATCGCCTCGTTCGTGCCCTTTGGAAATTGAGCAACATCACCGGCGCTCCGCCAATCATCACGAATGACTGCCACTACTGCGACAAGTCCCACGCCGATGCCCACGCCATGATGAAGTCGGTGGCTTACTCGTCCGACATTTCCGAGGTGTCCTTCCCCGGCGACTCGTATCACTTCGCAACCGAAGCCTGGATCAAGCGCCACTACCGGGAGCACATGGATGTTTGGCAGGCAGCCGAAAGTTCTTACGAAACTTTGCTGGACGCTCACCGCCTCCGCATCCCTCCCCTGGACAAATACGAGTACCACGTTCCAAAGATTGCAGATGACCCCGACGCTGTTCTACGTGACCTATGCAACATTGCTTTGGGGCATCTGAGCCTGGACAATGAGACGTATCAAGATCGACTTGAATACGAGCTTGGGGTCATAGATGGACTGGGTTTCGCTGACTATTTTCTACTCGTACACGACTACGTTCAATGGTGCCGAGCGGAGTCCATACTTGTACTCGCACGGGGGTCAGCGGCGGGATCGCTCGTCTGCTTCCTCCTCGGCTTCACCCAGGTGGACCCGCTTCTTTGGTCGCTCACGTTCGACCGATTCCTGACGCCTGACCGTGAGCGGCCACCTGACATCGACCTCGACATCGAGGATGTTCGCCGGGCTGATGTCGTTGAGTACCTGAAGGAAAAGTACGAGATTCTCCAGATCGGCACCTACAACCGGATGGGCTACGACGAGGAGACTGGCCGAGGGTCGCTGTTCATTCAGTACATGAGTGCCCAGCGAAAGATTCTCGGGGACGACTTCGCTCGGGAGCTTGGCCGAGTTCAGAACTTGCACGACCTCGATCAAGTGCGGCCTGATGACGCTCGACGCCTACGAGAGTTAGGCACGGTTCCTCTTCGACGCTCGCCGGGTGCCCATGCGGCTGGATTCGTTTTGTCGGCACCGCCCGATCACAACATCGAAGAGTGGCTGCCGACGATGTTGATCCCGTCGAGCGACACCACGGTGACGCAGCACATGATGGATGATGTCGAGGATGCCGGGTACATCAAGATCGACCTGCTCGGGCTGCGGTCGCTGACTACCCTGCGGCGGTGTCAGGAGTTGACCGGCGTTCTTGCTGAGGACATCCCACTGGACGACAACGAGACGTTCAAGTTTTTGCGGAAGGGCAAGGCCGAGACGGGCGTCTTTCAGTTGGAGGGGTTCACCGCTGCCCGTGGCTGCCGGGAGGTCAAGCCCAAGTCCGTCGCTGACCTGATCCTCATCAACGCCTTGTACCGCCCGGCCACGATTGACTTCGGCTACACCGCCGCTTTCTTGGAGAACCGAAAGAATCCTGCCGAGGTCACCTACCCGCACGAAATCTTTGAGCGTCACCTCGATGAAACTTTCGGGGTGCCGGTCTTTCAAGAGCAGGTGCTGGCGATTCTGCGTGACCTCGGTATGCCGGTCGAAAAGCTCAACGACTTCCTCACGGCAGTCAAGGGCAAGCACGCCAAGGGCGGCTACTCGGACAAGAGCGACGCCTTGGTCGCTGGTGCCCGAGCAGATTTTGATCGCCTGTGTAGCGGTCACGGGATGGCCAGTAGGGAGATCACGGAAGCGTGGTCGCTAGTCGAGGGCTTCGCCGCCTATGGGTTCAACCGTGCCCACGCCACGGCCTACTCCCTGCTCGGCTACCAGCTCGCCTACCTGAAGGTTCACCACCCGGTCGAGTTCCATGCAGCCCTGCTGGAGACGACTGTCGGCACCCCGAAGGAGTCCAAGTACATCGCTGAGTCACGGCGAGTCGGCATTCCTGTGCTGGGCGTCTGTGTCAATCGCTCGTCTGTTAGTTGGTCGGTGGATCAGTCGGGCAAGGCAGTTCGCCGTGGGCTATTGTCGGTGAAGGGGATCGGGCCTCGTGCCGCCGAAGCTGTAGCAGAGCACGCACCATTCGAGTCGATGGAAGATTTGATTGAGCGTTGTCCTGCCCGTCCAGTCACGGGCGGCAAGAGTTGGGAAAAAGAAGGAAAGCTGGCCGGTGTGCTGGCCAAGCTCCAGAAAGCTGGGGCGCTACAAAAGTTGGGAGTTCCAAGAGGATGAGTACCGCTCAAGACTTGATGAAAGAGATCAACGCAGCCCTCGGGTCGGGCACGGTGATGCTGGCTAACGACGAGACCCTACGAGTTGGGCGCTTGCCCACCGGGGTGCTGCCGATCGACGTTCTGCTCGATGGCGGGATTCCGACCGGGCGCTTCACCGAGTTGTTTGGCGCTTACTCCACCCTCAAGTCCTACATCGCTCTGTCGTGCATCGCTCAGACTCAAGCGACGGGCGGAATCTGCGCCTTGATCGACACCGAGCACGCTTACGATCCTGAGTGGGCGGAGAGCATCGGCGTCAACACAGCCGACCTGATCTACCAGTCGCCGGAAACTGGCGAAGAAGCTATCGACGTTTCCGAGGTGCTGATCCGCAACGGTGTTGACCTCATCGTGTGGGATTCGGTAGCTGCCACACTGCCGCAGGCCGAAGGCAACAAACGGATGTCAAAGGAGTCCGTGCAGCCCGCTCGCCTCGCTGCCCTGATGTCCCTCGGCATGAGGAAGCTCACGGCCGCCAACGACAAGACGGCGATCCTCTTCATCAACCAGACTCGGCTCAGCGTCGGTGTCGTCTTTGGCGATCCTGAAACCGTGCCGGGTGGTCGAGCGCTTCCTTTCTACGCCAGCTATCGAGTGGCGCTGCGGAAGGCAGGCAAGGAGAAGGAGAAGGTCGATGTCACCGGGCCTGACGGCAAGAAGGCCCAGGTCAATCAGGTGACCGGCCACAAGATTCGGGCGACACTGGAGAAGTCGAAGTTGTCGGCCCCGAGTCGAGATGTGCTGTTCACGTTCGACCTTGAGACGGGCGCAGTCGATGAGGCTGCCTATGTCTTGGGGGCTGGAGTTGAGCATGGGATCGTCAAGCATGAAGGCAGGTCGTGGTGGCTAGAGGGAGACGAAAAGATCGTGGGGACGGCCAAGTTCCTTGGCTGGCTGAAGAGCAATCCCGAGAAGCTGGAGAAGGCAAAGGCGGAACTCTTGGAGCGCCTTGGCGAACAAGAACCCGCCAGCAAGACGGACGAGTAACCGAGAAGAAGATCGCCAAAGAGTTGGGTGCCACTCTCCACCCAAACTCGGGTGCCTTGCGAATCAAGCACGATGCGTCGGATGCCGAAACGCTCTACGAGATCAAGGACGCCAACAAGACGTACACGCTCAAGGCCGAGGAGTTGAACGAGCTTTGGGTGCGTGCAGCTCGGGAGGTCAAGACCCCCGAGTTCATTGTCACATTCCGCCACCATAATGTGACTGCACGAATCTCGATTCAGAAAGACATCTGATGAGCGACCTGAAAAAGCACATCAAGATTCTCAAGGCCGGGGGCGGAGTGGTTACCCCGAAGCTCATGGGCTGGCTCAGCAACAACGACGGAGTTCACGCCCCGACGCCCGAGATCATGGAGAAGGCGGTGGGCATCCTCACCCCGCATGACGGTGATCGCTCAGGCCACTTCCACCCGAGCCAGCTTTACCAATGCAAGCGCAAGCAGCTCTTCGAGTTCTACGGCTTGCCGGGCAAGACGAGCTACAACCCCACGCTGCAAAACCTGTTCAACGATGGGCACTTCCGCCACCTGCGCTGGCAGATCATGTTGCTGTCGGCAGGGCTGCTGACCGATGTCGAGGTCCCGGCAAAGATGCCCGAGTTTCGCCTCGGCGGGTCAATGGACGGCGTGAACGAAAAAGAGGGCTGGGTCTTCGAGCTGAAGGGCACGAGCAACTTTGCCGGTGTTCAGCGCAGCGGGGTGATGGCTGCCCACAAGAAACAGACCCAGGCTTACCTGCTCGCCTCTGGCTACAAGAAGTGCGTCGTCATCTACGAGTGCAAGTCGAGCCAGCAGTGGGCCGAGTTCGAGGTTGAGCGTGACGACGAAATCGCTGCGGAGATCACTGCCATCCTGACCGAGTTGAACCATGCCATTGACAGCGGAGAAATGCCCGAGGTGCTAGATGACTGTAAAAATCAAACAGGTGCGACCTTTGCTCGATGCCCCTACGCAAGCTCATGCCTCGGCATCGGGAGCACCGATGAAATCGTTACGCCAGTTTCCATTGGCTAGTGGCATCGCAGGGGTCGAGAGCCTGCGTGCTGAGCTTGATGAGTACACCGATGTGCTGATGGGCCGAGTTGAGCCGCCCATCGACAACGGCCCTTTGTCGCTGATGGAGTACGCCAACGCTGTCTACAGCCGGGCAGTCGAGATCACGATTCTTCTCCAGCGGGCTGAAGCTGATGGCCATGTCACCAAAGGCTCGAAACTTTACCGGTTCCGCACGGGTGAGTTGAGAAACTTTGTCGAGCTTGCCTCGAAGGCCATTGACCTCGGCAGCAGGAGGATCACGGCTGCACGCATGAACTACGATGAGGCGTATGGATGACTGCGTGCATCTCGGGATTGACCCAGCATCCACTCGCATTGCCCTCGTCGCCTATCACGATGCCGACGAGCCAATCTTTGCCGAGAACAAAAAGTTGGGGAAGTCAGGTGCCCCAGCCTGCTCGGCTGCACGTCAGGAAACTTTAGCCTTCGTCGAAAAATGCCGTGAGCGTTGGCCGGGGCTAGCGGTTGTCGCTGCTGTCGAATCTCCGGTTGTCGGCCGTGGCGGGCCAAGAGCGACTATTGTTCAGGCGTTCGCATCGGGCGCTATCCAAGGCGCCCTTTTTGATGCAGGTGTCGAGGTGTCGCTAGCCAATGTTTCCTCATGGAAGAAGCGAGTCATCGGAAACGGACGAGCCTCCAAAGAGGACATCGCCAATTTCGTGGGACTTCGATGGCCTACTTTCTTCAGCCAAGCAGAAGGAAGTCAGGACCTCGCTGATGCAATCTGCATCGCACGTTACGGAGAACTCACCGCTTGATGACTGGCTGCCCTACGCAGCTTGCCGGGGAAAGATTGACCTATTCTTTCGCCACACCTGTACGCCACGCTGCAATGTTGTCGGCTGCCAGAGGCTGAGTTCAGTCAAGGCGTGCCGGGCGATATGTGCAGCCTGCCCGGTTCTCATCCAATGCCGGAAGTGGTCGGTGGTAAAAGTTCCAGTCGGATTTACGGGTGGGCTAACCGAGTCCGAGCGGGCACAGCTCGCAGCTCTTCTCGGAGTTCAGCAAGACTTCGGTTCGCAGCTCTAGCCGACAGAACCAAACGAGAGTAGCTTTAGGCGAGTTCCTGGCATTGAAGGATTGGTGCGGTGGCTCCTCAAAACACCAATAAAGACCTATTCGATGAGACAGGCCTCACTGGTCTACGCCGAAGCGCTGGCTATGTCCAAGAAGAGTTCCTTCCGCAGCTCAAGGGCTACCGTGCCATCTCGACCTACCGAGAGATGCGGGACAATGACCCGGTAGTCGGTGCCATTCTTTACGCCATCGACAAGTTGGTGCGCCAGGTCAACTGGAGAGTTCAGCCCGCTAGCAAGTCGGCCAAGGACAAGAAGGCAGCGGCCTTTGTCGAGTCCTGCATGATGGACATGAGCACGGCGTGGCCCGATGTCGTCAGCGAGATCATGTCGATGCTGACCTACGGCTGGTCCTACCACGAGGTCGTTTACAAGCGCCGCCAGGGTGACAACCGTGATCCGTCGAAGCGCTCGAAATACGACGATGGCAAGATCGGCTGGCGGAAGCTGCCGATCCGCTCGCAGGACACTCGGGAGCGCTGGGAGTTTGATGATAAGGGCGGGATTCAGGGCTGCTGGCAAAGCGCTCCACCTACCTACAGCCTGACGTACATCCCGATCGAAAAGGCGCTGCTCTTCCGCACTACTTCCGAGAAGAACAATCCCGAAGGCCGTTCCGTTCTGCGGAACGCCTACCGCCCCTGGTACTTCAAGCGCCGCATCGAGGAGATCGAGGCCATCGGCATCGAGCGAGACCTCGCCGGCTTCCCGGTTATGTACGTCGATCCCGAGATCATGCGGGACGACACCACGGGAGCCAAGCAAACAATCTTCAATGATTACAAAGAGGCCGTCGTAAACATTCGCCGGGATCAGCAAGAGGGCATGATTCTTCCCTCGATCTATGACGACTCGGGCAATCAGATGTATCGGCTGGAGTTGCTGTCGAGCGGAGGCAAGCGCCAGTTCGATACCAGCGCAATCATCCAGCGTTACGACCAGCGGATCGCCACTACGGTCCTGGCCGACTTCATCCTGCTCGGCCAGCAGGCTTACGGCTCCTATGCGCTGAGTTCCGACAAGACCAATCTTTTCGCCGTCAGCCTTCAGACGTACCTCCAGATCATCCAGTCGGTGATGAACGAGTACGCCATCCCTTCACTCTTCCGAGTCAACGGGATGCCCGAAAAGGCTTTGCCCGAGTTGATGTTCGGTGACATCGAGACTCCCCCGCTCACCGAGATCGGCACGTTCATTCAGCAGTTGGCTGGTGCCGGTGCGCCGTTGTTCCCCGACGATGACTTGGAGAACCACCTGCGTGGCATGGCTAGCCTTCCCGAGCGGCGAGAGTCGGCCAAGGGCGACATGGGCGGGACACCCCCGGCTACCTCTGGGCCAGCCGACCAACTTCCGACGCCGCCTCCGCCACCTACCCCTAAACCTGAGGAAGCGCCCACCGCTGAGAACGGAGGCTAACCATGCCTCTGCCCACGACTGGTGACTTCACCAGCCCACAGATGGCGCAGCGCATTGTGGATGAAGCCATCGCTCTTGCCGAAGGTTTCCGTGATGCCTTCACCCAAGCCATCAGCGAGATCGTTGAGAATGCCGAGCTGCTTCAGCTTTTGCAGGACATCCAGAACGGCCAGTTTGTCGGCCTGACTCCTGGCGTCCTCGACATCATTGACTCGGTGGAGATCGACCCTGATGACATGCTCCGCATTCAGCAGGAGGCGCTGGTTCAGGCTGCCGACATCACCAACCAAGAAACTGGCCTCGCCTTCCAGTTCGACATCATCAACCCTCGGGCTGCACAGGCCGCTCTCAACATTGGCTCGTATCTTGTCAGGTACATCAACGAGTCGGTGAGGGAGCGGCTGCGGGAGATCATCGCTGAGCAGACGAGCGGCCTAATCAGTGTGACCGAGGCTCGCCGGATCATCCGTGATCGAGTTGGGCTGCTGCCCCAGCACGCTGTCGCAGTTCAGAACTATGAAGCTGGCCTCCTGGCGACGGGCATCGACCCGACCCGTGTGCAAACTTTGGCGGCTCGATACAGCGAGCGCCTTTTGCGTTACCGAGGCGAAATGATTTCTCGCACTGAGGTTGCCCGTGCCACGTCGGTGGGTCAGCAGGAGTATTGGCTTCAGGCTCGGGACGCTGGCCGCTTGCCACCCAACACGATGCGAATCTGGATCGTCAACATTGACGAGTTGACCTGCGACATCTGCCGCCCGATGCAGGACTCGGAGCCGATCGGCCTCGAAGATTACTG